TTGAACATGGGATTGACTTCACGCCTACCAGAGGCCAGATGATGGGGTCTTACCTAAGCTTTCCGCTCTTATGCTTACAAAATTACATTGCGTTTGCATGGGCGGGCGGCGAAGATAAACCTTGTCTGATTAATGGCGATGATATCCTGTTCCAGTCCTCACCCGAGTTCTCAAGGGAGTGGATGGATACAGTCAAGCATCTAGGGCTTGAAGTCGAAGAGACAAAAACGAGTGTGTCCGAATCTTACGGTACTTTGAATTCGACGTTGATAGTGCGCAAGCACGGTCGTTACGTCGTTCGCCAGACCCTTAGATTCGGTATGCTTAGAGAGTGTGAGGACGTTACTTCGTTGTCGGAAACTTTTGAAAGTTTTCTCGTCGGAATTCACGGGAATCAACGCTACAGAGCGGGGGTTGAATTCTTTAAATGGCACTTAGGGACATTGAAGAATCAACGCTTGACTACTCTGGAGCTTGGCTTCCGAGGCGATTTGGCGTGGAGAATTACTAGAAAGTTTTCGCTCTTAATGAGTCCATTGACTTATGACATACCTTTCCTTGGTCCCGACCACAACGTGGTAGTGCCGAAGGATCGTTGTGTTTTTGTCAAGCCAAGTTCATTAACGAGAGAAGACAGGAAGAAGAGCGCCCGGGAGATGGCCGCATGGAAATTTTCATGTGAATTTAAATCATTAGCAAAGAGATCCCGTTTGGACTTTTTCTTGAAACTATCCGAGATTCGCCCTAGCGCTCCGAATTTCTTGCCTTATCTTTCGGGATTTGGCGAGGGTTCGAAGCTTTCTAGGCCGACTTGGGCAGAGACAAGGAAGTGGTATGTAACTCCAAAGGCCGTCAGGGAACTTACGTTCCCTTTAATGATAGAGCCAGAAGAACAATTGCCGCCTTACGAGGATTTTGATGTTGGTGAATGCCTGATAGAAGTTGGAAAATTTCTTCCGAAAGAATGATGCGAGGGTCTAACGCCGTAAGACGCCACACTATTTAGCGGTCCCGCCCTACGGGCTGCTTCTTTGCCGAATCATATCGAGCGATTGGTATGATGAATCGGCGCTCTGTCTGTAGAGGTACAGATAGCGCGTTGCTTAGGAGCGTGCACGGGTTGGATGACAGCGGTCATAGATGATAAACGTGGTTTAGCTTGGCCGGTCACCTGCAATAAGACCGAGGTGCGCTCCTGAAAGGGATGCCAAATGCTCGGAATCTCGCGGACTGGGAAAGAAGGACGTAGGCGTGTTGTAGGACACC